TTACCGTCTTGTAACACGTAGTCAGCAATTCTTTTTTTACCACCTTGAACAAGCGTTCCAACCTCCTTCGCACGAAGGGGAGGGCATCTTGGATCTTCGTCAACAGCAGCAGGTTTGCGAAACTGCGGCGTAGCTGGCGCTGGAGGTTCTGGTGCTTCAGGCGACGACGTGTCTGGATTTGGCAAAACGGCCTTAGGGTTCACAACTGATTTAGTTGGCCTGTAATCCATTGGGTCAAATGTCGGCATGTTGACGATTGGCACGCCGATATCGACCGTGACTGGTGGGGCGTCAGGAATCGACAATGGCCTGATCCCGTTCCACACCCGGATGTCATCGATCCCAATAGTGCGAATCTGTGGCACTAAAACGGCAAAGCAGGGCCAGTCGTGCTAGGCATCATCTCTTTGACCTGGCTAGGCATCGCCTCAGTTACAGAATCGCTCAGCGCCTCGTGCATCTTCTCGATCATCAGCGCTTGAACCTTATCAAGGTTCTCTTCGACAAGAGACGGCCCGCGCACCACAGCAAAAACAATGACTGCGGTGTTGCAGGCGGCTAGTACAAAACCAGCTGCGCCCAAAGCGTTCAGATACTTTTGCATGATGCAAACAAGGCAGAGAAAAACCTCCCGGCTTGGTGTGAGGATTTAAATCCCACCGGGAGGCTACGGCGTGTTCAGGTCCGTGCTCTAAAGCTACTCAGAAAAGGAACTTGACGCCAGCTTTTCCGCCGTAGCTATTGTTGTCATCGCCGGTGATGCCTGAGATCTCGCCATATACGGAAAGCTTCTCAGAAGCCGCAACAGCTCCGCCAACTTTGCCTGAAAATTCCAGCTCAGAATCAGCGCCGTTAGGTTGGACCACAGCTGGACCCCCCTGGATGTAGAAGCTGTAGATGTCATCTCCACCTTCAAAGCCAAGGTGGATGTCAGTTACTGAACCGCTGTAATCGCTTCCGCTCCAGCCCGCATTTGCCTCAACGTTTGCGTAGGGTCCAGCGATTGCAGAGAGGGGAGCCAAGGCAAGTGCGCCAGCGGCTGCACCAAAAACAGTTTTCTTGATCATTGGTGAACGTGGGGTACGTTTTTTTCTCCGTGACCACAGTAGGCGGTTTCTGTGTCTCTAGTGCAGCAAAGGTGTCCATTTTCTAGCTTGTCCCCTGCACGATTTGGTACGTATTTGTGATGGGACAAAGCAGACGACCCAAAAACAATCCCTAAGCCAAGCATCGCCGCAAATAGGCTGATCATTGGTTTTGATATTTAATCGCTAGGCCAGTGTAAAGACCGTGAAACTCGTGATCAGGATTGTCGCGACCGTCAAGCGTGTATAGGTAGTTGATCCATTTCACCCTATTACTCATCGCTTCGACATCCTCCGCCCCAGGCTTACAGGGGATCATTGGGTCAGGTCTCTGCATTGTTGGGATCAGCAGTCCACACGTTATAGCTGTCACCCTCGATGTAGTCCTGCAATGCTTGCACTCTGCCAAAATCTGCGTGAGGATCAGTGTCGCCCACCTCAGACGTAGCTTCAATAGCAGTGACCATTGCTGCCGCTTCAGTGCGGATGGTTGCTCGCCATGTGCTCCATGGTGATGCCTCATAAGCAGTTTTGGCCGCTGCGAAGCTGCTGTTCTGCTGCTGCAGTTTGCCCCAAAGGTAATCAGATGGCTGCAAAAGCTTGTACGCCGTGTCGTTTGTTGTCTCAATCCATGAGGCTTTTAAACCTGCATATTCCTTAGGAATCAAATTCCCGTCTGCGTCGTATCCCCAATACCATCTTTGATTCCAAGTGGGCGAGTTATCGACCCACTCAATACCAAGCGCCGCACGATCCTGTGCAGTGCTCAGCCTTAGCCAATTTGCTGGATACTGAACATCATTGTGCTCCCACGCCACATCGAGCTGAAGGGTGCGATCACCAAGCTTGTAAGGCATGAGTTTGGAGCGATGAGTGCAGTTTACCGGCTAAGCGATCATCTCGCTCTCGCCGCCTGGAAGGGGTGTTCAGCAAAGGCGACATATATATATGTCTGACCGCTTTGGTTCAAATGGTTATGAGTGCTTCGTTGCTTAAAACCATTTGAAAGGATGTCAATTGGTCCGCTTGTATTTTCAGCGCCGCTTGTGTTTGGATAAAGCTCAGCATCGGATGCGTTGTAAGTATCGCGCTCTGTGTCATAAATAACCCAATCATTTGTTGTGCTTGAGACTTTTATCAGTATCCATTTGCTTTTAAACCCGGTAAAGACGAACGGACCATCAGCAGAACCGCTGCCGGTGTACGAACCCATGCTGGAATAATTCGCCACGGGGGCAAGGCAATAGGCGATGTGATCATCACCAGAAATAGTCCCTGTGACAGTAAATGTTGAGGAAGATACAGCAGTAACATACTCACTGCTTGAAGTTTCGGCTTCGTTTGTATTTAAGAAAAGTGTTTTGCTAGTGCCTACGTCTTTGTGATAAAAACGCCATTTCCCAGCAGTGTCTCGGTTCTTAAATATCACTACAGAAGGTTCAGTATTTAACCCATGGCCAAGGCTTCCACTGCTTCCAGCTGTAAAACTTACAATCGAAAACCCAGCCGTTTGAGATGCACGAACCTGCGAAGATATGCTGCCGTCAGTGTTAGTTACCGTCGAAGATCCGGCGTCCCATATCCAACCTGCATAAGCTTGTGAGCTGCCATTAACGCGACCACTATCCCCAAGCGTAAAACCATTTGCGTTTGCGGCAGTTACACCGTTTGTATTAGTTTGTTCTGCATTAGTACTGTTTGACCGCATGTTTTTGGTCAAACCGCTAACGCTATTTGCTAAGTAATGGCCTTCAGTTCCGCTAGAGCGTGACTTGATCCATAAAAAATCCGGCTGGAACTTGAGACCTGGGCCGGTGCCGTCTAGCAAAGTTGTGCCGTCAACACGAATACCTGAAGCACCTGGCGCATTGCCACTGCTGCCATGCTTGATTTTTAAGTTAGTAAGCGTGCCAGTGAACGATATGTCTTTAAACGAACCAACGGCATCGCTGTACGTGGTGTAGCTGCCGCTGTCATTGATTTGATATGCGACAGAACTTTTGCCGCTCCAAATACCCACAGTCGATGAAACACTTATGCCAGGGCTAAAAACAACTTCAATAACGCCATCATTATCATTGCCTTCTGCCCTGCTTGAATCGCTTAAGGTGCCGTTGAACAAGTTTGTGGCTGGATAGGACGAATTGAATCCCCCAGTCGCAGTAGCACCTGCGCTATAAACCGCCCCGCCAATCTTTTGCGTTCCACCGTTGCCCGTCCAAAGCGCAACGTCAAAATATTGATTGCCATCCGCAATCGTTGGGGTCGGCAGGTTTGCAGTGTTTAAGGTTTTGTAGCCGCTTGGTGCGGCGTGAACAAACGGGCGTTGGCCGAAGTTTGCAATAAAGCTAGCAGTACCTGAATTATTGTAATCGCCAACGCAAGGGAAGTACGTGCCACTATTCAAGCTTGTGTAAGCGGTGCCCTGGCTTGCGCCGTTTTTAAAAAATTCAATTTGACCATCGTCAAGGTTAAGAGCAACGCCAATTACGTCACCATCTGTGTAACTTGCTCCATAAGAAGAGGCGGAATTATTGTTTACTTTTCTGCCGTCATTGATATAAAAATATCCGTTTGGCCCCGTGCCTGGGCCTTCAGAGGTTGAAATAGTGCTTGCAACATCTTCTTGGCTCGCTCCAATCTCTAGGCCAGTTCCTCCTGTAAACGTACCGCATGTAATTTCCCAAAACCATTTGCCTGAAGATGCACCAATAGTGCCAAGGGCTCCAGAGACGTTGCTGTTAGATGTAGTCCCCTCTAAGTTGCCGTTTGTAAAAGTTGTAAGGCTCCCACCGTTTGAAACTGGAGCGATGGCATTCCAGGTGCTGTAATTACCAACAACATTTCCGCCAGACCCGTCATCACTTTGGCCGGTACGTTGCTCTGGGGTGTCGACTAATGAGTCACATCCTTCACCGCCTAAATTATCGGCAAATGCCATGTAGATGTAGGTTTGCCCAGATGCGTTCGAGGCTGACCCGCTCTGATTTAACGTAAAACCATCATTAGTAAAATCAACAACGTCAGATCCGGCCTCGGCGTTATTTAAATTTGCAAACAACAATTGATCATTGCGGGCGCTATCCATAATCACCCAGTTTTCAGATGATGTTGTGTTTTTTATCATTAAAAACTTAGGTTTAAATCCTAAGCCTGTGATTTGATGCCCGTTAGAACCTGACCCGTTGTACGATCCGAATTTGCTAAACCCAGAAACGTCAGACCACAGGTAGGCAATATAATCACTGCCGGAACCATTTACTGCTGCAGAATCACCAACACTAAATGTTGTTGTAGTCGGAGCGGTTGCGTTCCAATAACCGCCAGGCCCACTGCCGCCCTTTGTGCCAGATGTATCTAAATAAATGTAATCAGTATTACTAGCAGTTCCAAAACTAGAATGCCAAACAAGCCATTCACGGGCATTGCCTAAACTTTTTACGATCACCCAGCCCGGAGTAGCGCCTAAACCGTGACCTAGGGTTGTTCCACTATTTGTTCCAGACCATTTTACGATTGAAAAGCCTTTAGCCTGATTGGCTTTGACAACAGCTTGAGTGCTGCCATCAAAGTTTGACGCTCCAGCAGTGGTATTTGTGTTAATTTGCCCACCCATCCCTGAGTGGTTCAGGCAGCTGTAATACAGCGTTGCTGCACCACTTGCCAACACGAGCGTTGTCTTAGCTCCTGCGCTGCCAGGCGTTCCAGTATGCGTTACGCCTGTTGTGTAGTCAGTGCCGTTAGCAGACGTTCCAAACCGAATCGGATGGCCTGAGTTGCTGCTATCCGACTGGTCAAACACATACGTGCTGCCTTCTGCCAATTCAAGCGTTACAGCACTCGTTCCAAAATCATCAAAGCGATACTTATTGCCGCTGTCAGATACAACCTTGACTGTATAGGTCTTGTTGCTATTTGCTCCGGCGTTCCAGGCCCATGCAACGTGATTAATATTATTCATATTGCAATCAGCGTCATTACCTAGACTAAATCCCGCTGAATCAAAAGAAGTTACACCCTGCACCGTGCCTTCGGAGAGGTCTTGGTTAGCAACAAGACGTTTAGTTGCGCCCCTAACCGAGTCAAACAGCATGTGTGCACCGTTATTGTTCCTTTGCTTTATCCAAACAAAATCCGGGCTGAAGGAAATTGTAGTTCCGTCGCCATCGACAAGCACAGTAGAGCCGTTAATCCTTAAGCCCCTGATTCCTGCGCCTGAACCGCCGCCACCGGAAGGCGCATCAATAAGCAATGAAGTTATAGATGTAATTCCACTGGCAGGAGTCACATCAACGTAGGCGAGACCGCTTTGCGTAAAAGTACTTCCATAGCCAGAGCCATTTACGTTTGCTCTAATTGGTGTGTCGGTGTCAACCCAGATCTCTATTTTTGTGCAAGCTATAGCAGGGTTGGGAGAAAATGTTATCGTGCTACCCGCCGTCAAATTGTTCCAAGAACTACTGCTTCCATCAAACATATTTGAAACATTATTGCCTCCTGAGGCTTGAGAACTATAAGTAGGGCCAATAACTTTGGTTCCACCATTGCCCGTGTAAGTACTTACAGCAAAGTTTTCAGACGGCGTTGTATCGCCTGTTGAAGCCTGCAGGTTGTTGACGGTCCAGGTATTCGAGTTGCCGCTGCTGTCCGTACCAAGCGCCGCATCAGAACTGTTATCGGCAAACTTTAGGTGAAAACCGTTGTGACCATATTTAGGTTTATCCTGCAGAACGACTCCATCGATTTTTATCGCATAAATTTCTCCGGCATTGTTGCCGGGAGTGCCTGTGACAGCCAAAGACGTAAGAGTAAAAGGCGTTGATGGAGATACAGAACTAATGTCTTTGAAGGCCAAAGAGCTTGAGCTGGTGTAACTAGACCCGCCGTTGACGGTAATTGTGCCGTCTCTTGTGTAAACCTCAATCTTGTCCGTGACAGTAATTCCACCAGTTGGGGCGAATGTCAACGTAGACCCAGCATTATTAGCCGCTGCTCGGCCAACGTCGTTATTTGAAGTAAAAAGACCATCAAACGCATTTCGAGCTGGATAACTAGATTGAAAACCTGAACTTGCAGATAAGTCTGTGCTCCAAACTTTGTCAGCTTCGTTTGGCGCACTAATAGTTGGAGAATACTGCTTGGCCTGCCATACTCCGCTTGAATCGGTTTTGCCAAAGTCAGTCGGCGCAAGTGCTTGACCGTCGATGAAGTGAACGTCGGCTAGGTAGCCGCCAAAATAGTCCCCAGGACTGTGCTCGTAACGGCCAATGGCATGCGACTGAGTTGTATTAACACCAGTTTGAAAGTTTTGCGAAATTGTTGGATAAGACGAAAAGGAAGTAACTCTTTCGCCATTGACGTACATCTTTATGCGGTCAGCATTATCGCTTAAAGTTGTATCTACAGCAAGCACTATGTGATAATAACTTGAACAATCTCTAAATACTTGGGTGGTTACAGCTGATCCAGCAGACAGCTGCAACCTAAGTGTGTCGTCATTCATGAAATTAAATTCACAAATGCCCGTTGTTCGAGCTGTAGCAAACAATCGTGGATAGTATGAACCTGATTCTCCAAGTTCTGATCTTTTTACCCAACCGCTCCAAGTCCACGTCCTGCGATTACCTGCAGAACTTGGAGTTCGATTTAAATATGCCGAATCTGCAGAGTTAAATCTCAGCGACCTGTCGATGGCGTAGCCTGCAGCCGCTTCAGCAGCAGCGGTAAAAAACAGCGCAGGCGCACCGCCAGGAATAGTCATGAAACGTTCAGCAGCGAGGTGACCGTAATGCGCGTAGCGCTTTCGCAATAATAAGCCAATACATCAACTGCAGCAGCAGTCGTTGTCAACGTTGGAGCGGTGCCACCAGCAAACTTATACTTCGTGCCGCCATAAGCAAGCGTCCGGCTTCCCGTTCCATCCTGCGTCACCACAATGAACCCAGATTGACCAGCCGTTACGTTTGTTGGGTCGCCCAAAGTACGGTTGCCAGCAAGTGTCACGCTGAAGTTATTGCCAAGGCTTAGATCAACTGCAATCGTCGCCGCATCGGTCAATGCAACAACCGCTCCACGCTGCGCCTTGGTGAAGCTCTGAGCAAGTCCTAAGCCAGCAATTGTTGTCGTTGCATCAGGCAGCGTCACCGTTACATCTGCTGTTGGGTTGCAAGTCAGCGTCAACTCATGAGCATCGGCTGAAGTGCCCTCCATCACAATGTTGGAATTAAATGTGGCAATGCCATCAACCTGCAACGTCGAATCAAGCGTCACCGCATTGTTGACATCCAGCGTCCCAGGGATATCTACGTTGCTTGTGAACTCAACATCTGTGCCGTTAGAGGCGGTTTGCAGAAGTTGACGGGCACTGCCATTAGCCAGCTTGCTGACTGCAATCTCCGCAGATGCACTGATGTCACCGTCCACAATTGTGGTGTTGGCAATCATTGCGCTGGTAACAGTCCCCGTATCACCAGTGGTGACAACGTTTCCAGTTACATCTGGGAATGTGATCGTACGGTCAGCTGTCGGGTTCGTGACTGTGATCGTGGTTTCGTGTGCATCATCTGCGGAGCCCTCAAACGCTAAAACTGCGTTCTGACCCAGCAGCACCGTTCCAGTAAACGTTGGGCTGGCAGCACCAAGCTTTTCAGTGTCAAGCTCCTGCAGAGCTGACTGCACATTGTTGGCAGCGATGTTGCCTACAGGTGTAACTGAGATGTTGGCTGCAGTTTGTCCCGCAATAGCGTTGGAAACATCCACCAAAGAGAATGTTGACCCAGAACCCAGTGACACCAGCATGTCTGGCGGAGCTAGGCTCACTGCAGGCGCGGCGCCTGAGCCCGTTCCACTCGTATCAACAACCACGTAATAGTTCAGGTTGGTAACAGCAGGTGCAGGCAAAGCCGACCCAGCGGTAAAGCCTGCAGCCGATCCAGCCGTAGTAACGCTGGTTAGTTGATTAGTGTTTGCGTTATAGACACCAGCAAGAATCAAGTTTCCGCTGATAACTGTGATTGGCAGAAAAGAGTTGCCCGTTGACACGTACAAGTCTTCATTCTTTTCATCAAAAAAGAATTGACCTTTAAAATCAGCAGTTGGGAAGGTAACGATATTGTCAGTAGCGCCAGCGCCGCCAAACTTCGTAACTGAACTATCAGAAAGCTTTTCGCCTGTAACTGCGTCACTCGCAATTAACGAGCTAGGTATAGTTCCGCTGGTCAACTTTGCTGCAGAGAGGTCAGGAATGTCCGCAGCAACTAAAGTCTCTCCTGCTGTAATGTGCCCCTGAGCGTTGACGGTAACTTTGGTGTAAGTACCAGTTGAAACAGTGCTGCTGTGGTTCAGATTCCCCGATGCGTCTACCGCTAAACCACTGCCAGGAATCACCGCGCCAGCAGCAGTAGACGTAGCAACAGGCAGGTCAGAAGCAGCAAGAACCCTGCCGCCTGTAATCAGGCCCTTTGCGTCATATGTGACGAGGTGGTGCGTTGTGCTTAGGGTTACATCGTTGGCGATTTCAAGGGTGTTGGAGTCCATGCGGAGTCCTTCGCCATTGACCACAACGCCACCTTTGGCGCTTGCTGTTGCGACTGGCAGGTCAGAACCTGCAATCGTCCGATATGCCAACGCCCCAGCTGCATCAGATGGGCCAGCTAAAAACTGGTTGGCAGCGGTGCTGTTATCAATCGTCGCTGCAATGGTTACCGTGTCACCGCTTGTTGTCGTTGTGATGTTGACAATGCCGGTTGTGCTGCCATTAGCCGTGTTCAGCGAGCCCGCGGCTTTCAAGCTGACCCACGCCGAGCCGTTCCAGATATAAAGCTTTGAATCGTCGGTGTCTAACGCGAGCTGCCCAGTGAACGCTCCAGAGGTAGGCAGCGTTGTGACTAAATCGACCGTTGACTCATTAGCAAGTTTTGCACCTGTAATCGCATCGTCAGCAACCTTTGCTGTTGTTACAGCAGAGTCCGCAAGTGCTGCTGTTGCAATATCACCTGCAGCAAACAGGATCTTTGCTCCGGGGATTGTGTCGTCACTAATAACTGTGACGCCAAAAGCAATCAGGTCGCTAACGGTAAGTTTCTTTGTCTCGCTTGCGCTTGAGTCAACGACTGCTGCTAGGTCTGCTGCCGCTAGGTCTGACCCAGACAAAGCGTTAAGGGCACTGATTTTTAGATCTGCCATGACGCCTGCGCTTAGGGCACTTGATGCCCCTCATCATAGAGGCTGCATCAGTTACCTTCTAGCCCCAAAGCATCCGTTGTCCCCTGCTCTAGCAAGATTTCACCGTTGTCCTCTTGCAGCATCTTGTCTACAGGTTCAAGGTCCATACGAATCTGTATAGAGCCTGTCGTAATAAAATTAGCCGTTATCCTGACGATGCTGCCTACCTCGAACTGCACAGCGCAATTGGTTAAAACGCCGCTAAATTCATACCAAATATTATCATTTGCATTAGCCGATACCCCACTTGGGTTGTAAGCATCAGTTTTTAAATAAAACCTAGCCTTAAACTGGCTGCCTACTTGCGTCCGAATTTGCAGCTCAAGAAGATAATTGGCAACCTCTTCCGCAGTGTTTCCTGTGTACTCCCACTCAGCAGACATCTGGCCAGACCCAGACATCAAAGTGCTGATACGACTCCTGAATTCATCAGAAAGCGTTGTCGTGTCCACAGTCTCTCGCTCTGTATTTAACTCATAGCTGTTGACGGAGGCGAGCAGTTTTCTGTCCGCATTGGCAACTTTTACCCTAATAGGAATATTTGTTGAGATTGCAGCTAAAGAAACAGCGTTGGCCGTCCCACCATTTACGGCATGAGCAAATGAGTTGTACAGGCGGATGCCATCCAACTCATCAACATGAATAAACTTTTTGACGCTTGTGTCGGTGTAGCTATCAATAAAAGCAAGCGCCGCAGCGTTGGTGCTGCTGATTTCTATTTGATCACCACTCAACAGCTGGCCATGGTCAAAGTCAAAACTAAAACGCTTGCCTGTCGCATTCACGTCTGACGAGTTAATGGTTCCGGTAATCTCTCCGCCGTCAAACTCGCGCTGCAGTTCAACTCTTCCAAACGTGCCAAGATAAACAGTCATGAGATTGAAACTGTAGACAGTGCGCCAGTGCCTGTAAATGACACGTCTGCCTTGGTGATCTCCCCTGTTGCAGCACCCATTGTTGCGCTAACAATGTAAGCAGTCAGCACAATGTCATTCTGATCCGTTCCGTCAACCCACCGCAAAGTCAACTGCACCGTGTCGCTAGAAGACACACCATCTGTTCCTGTCTTGATTAGCTTGTTTAAAACCTCGGTGGTGTTAATTGCACCCGAACTATCTTTGTAATACAGCAAAGAAGCGCTGCCTGAGTAGCCCAAAATGCCAGGCGTATAACTACGAATGTTTTCCCCTAGAGTTGTTGTCTCAAGTACCTCCAGGTCAGCCTGCAAGCTGAAGTTAGTCACCTTTGCCAAGGTGTTACCGGCCAGCTGGAGAACGCCGTCTCTGCCCGTGTAAACCTTGGTCATCAGAGCACGCCAATCAGATTGACTGTAACAGTGCTGATGCCAGGGCGCACCTGCGTTAGCTCTGGAGGGCCTTCATAGCGATATACGTTGCCCGAGGCGCCCGCTCCTATCGTCTCAAAGTTGCCTTCCCAACCAGTCTTTGCGCCATCGTTTGTGCTTGCGCTTGCCACCACAAAAGTAGAAAACGTGCCCTGCACCTCGTCGTAATGGTCAATGAAAAGCTCAGCGTTTGCGTCTGAAATGTTTTCGTACGTCAACGACAGGCTTAAATTTGTGCGCTTATTGCCGTAAAGGATTCGCCTTTCCGCTCCGCTTTGGGATTTAAAGGCTTTGACCGGGTAATCGCCAGGATTAAACGACCGACTAGTAGGTTTGAGCGCAATTGGATACGGCATTAAGGTGGCCCCTGCGCGGTGAAGGCAGCGTCATCAGCAATTAGTTTAGCTAGCTCACTGACTTGGGCAGCATCGCATGGGTACTCCGAAGCAACGATCCGCACAGTCATGTCCTCTTCAAACGTCAACTGTTCAACTAAATAAATGTTTTCTGATGTAGACGAACTTATAATTGTAAAAATTGAATTGTAGTAAGTTGAGTCTGTAACCGAACCATTAGAAACCTGCATATTTCCGCTTTGAATGTCCTGTGAAGTTGTTGTGTAATATGACACAGAATAAGTTCCATCGGCAATATCGCTAACGCTAGTAATTACACCAGTGCTGCTTACCGTTCCAAGCGAAGCAGGTGTATAAGGGCTGGCCTCTGTTACGACCTTAATGAAATCACCTGGCGCTAAATCAAGGCCATCAATTGTAGTGCCAAAAGTAACGCTATGAGTTACAAGTTTCCTCAAAGCCAAGAAATACTTGGCGACCATAAATGCGTGCTGACGGCTTGTGCAAAATTGAGTAAGGTCAAACGTTTCAACAGGCAACAAGTCACTACTAGGCGCCAACCTTACTGACAGCGTTCTTTCCTCAGGGAGCTTGTTTTGACGCTCATACCGATAGCGAATTACAGCTCTAAAATCCCGACGCTCTTCTGCTCCTAAGAATTCAAGCTCAAATGTGTCTTCAAGAATGTTGCCTGAGGTAAAAATTTGCTTTACTTGTATAGGGTTGGTGCTTATTTCACCATTTACCTCTGTAGGTACTGCAGGCAAAAGCGAAAACTTGCCATTGCTGAGCACAAAATTGCATAAAAACTTAGGCGCATTATTTGCGATAAATTCTCTAATATTGACCTTTTCAGTTATCGCACCATTGCAAAACAGCTTGTTTGCCCGAAGGAACCTAGAAGTCGCCTCAAAGTCTGTGACATTTACAAGATTGGGGGTATTGGCGCTCATGTTCAGCAAGCTGCCCGCGCCAGCCGTGTAATTAGTCAGCAAATAAAACACTAGGTCCGTAAACAAGTTGCTTGGACCCTCGCTAGTCGTATTTATAGAATCGTTGTATGCACTTAAATCAGGGTGCAATCTGCGGACCTGTACGCCTCTCCCTAGCCACACACGCAGCTGGTCTAGCCTAGAAAATGTGTTGCTAGCACGCAAAACCAGTCCTGCCGTGGTCAATTTTTCGTAATCTGGCACTGGATCATTTTCTACCATTTCATTCACATACACCAAGTTGTGTTCAGGCTCGTTTTCATTTGAACGCTGCACAAGATCGCCATAAAAACTTATATCGGCGTACTGAGTCTGAAACGCAAACCCACGATCACCAGATAACGACTCGCCCGTAATAACAGTGCTGCCAATGGCTTCAATGCTAAACCGTATGCCAATTTGCTTATTCAAAGCCCTGTAATGAGCTGCGAATATATTTGAGGCGCTTACAGTTTTTTTGTCTTCAAACGTGTCTCCAATTACCCAGGTTTTATCAGTTACGGTTTCATCCTCTACAACGCTGATAACTGGATGCGTCCATAACTGAGATCTTCCGCTCCAATGCCCGCTCCCACTTATAACTTCAGACTTCAAAAGTAACTTAATTTTTTTCCCGTTTGAGGCTGTTTTGTTTATTTCATGAGTTCTTTGCGTGCCAACACCGTAAGAGGTGGCGGCTCCAAAAATTTCTTCAAAATAACCTTGCGAACGCCCCTGAACAGAGCCTGTGGTCCTTACGCCTGTGGCTACAAACTCATATCCAGACATCTTTAAGCCGCCCGCAGAAAAAGGGTTACTTGCTTGATAGTCCGGGGTCCCGCTTGCAGGGCTAGCCGTGCTGTTAGTACCACGACGAATAGTAAAGCGAGAAAGCGAATCCCAGCCAGGCGAACTGTCAACGACTCTAATTGTTAAACCAGCGCCATAATCTCCGGTCCTCCAAGCTGTTTGCTGGCCTGAAGCTACTTTTGCAAAATGTCCGTTAGGCAATGCAATCTTTTGTGCCGTGAACTCTAATTTGACCCAACGACCTCCGGTAACAAACTCTGTGGTCGAAAACTTTTTAGTCCCCCCAACAGGAGTTCCGTCAGCGTCCGAATCGCCAAACGCTTCATAGCCAAATGCACCCATCCGGCCAATACTTATATTTGTTGGATCTTGAACTAGCTTTACAACATTGCCGTCTCGACGTTCTTGATCGTCTATTGCTGTCAAAAATGTCGTTTCTTCCGGTTGATCGTCTGGCAAAAACGTGTCGATGCCAACCGCAGAAGGGAAGCCAAATCTTATTGTTGAGCCTGTTACCTTGACGTTGTTGAAAAATTCTTTGTTAGCCCTAATTGTTCCTTTGCTGACAAGTTCGCCCGTAGTTGCAATTTTAAAAGTTCCGTACGACCCAACAGAAACAGACCGTGCAAAATTTGGGTTGGTGGCTGTAGCCGCTGCATTCAATTGTATGTATTCAGTTTCGTCAGAGCGGGAGCGCAAATCAGCGCCGCTCCTCGGTACAAACTTGTATTCATACTCAGCGGGAGATGCGGTTGAAGGGTGATGAATCCGGATAAAATTATATTGAGCAACGGGCTTGTTGCCTGTCACTACAAAATCAAGAGGTATCCGCTCATAGGTAAATTCATCCCCACTTTTATTCAAGCCTGCTTGACGAACGTAAATTGTAAAAATTGACGAACGATTTATATGCGAACTAATCGTCCCAGACGACAGTTGAACTTGATCTTCGTCAAACTCGGAAAGCTGCCTAGGCGAAGGCAAACTCATAAAATTACAAATTCCATTCAAGCGTTGAAAAACAACACTTTTTAAGCCTACCTCAGTGACATCGCATGCACGACTATTCCGAATTGAACCTCTTGCAAATCGCATGATTGGGAAAAACCCCTCGCCGACAGACGGCGTGCTATCTTCTGAATCATTTATATGCGTTGTCGGATGCACGACTTTAGGGCCGTTAACAATTCCTATGATCGGCTGGAACGCATCATCAACATCAATACATTTCAATGTGATCCCTTGATCGCCCTTGCCAGGTTTGAATTGAGCTAGGTCACGCCGGACAACCTGCCAAACAGTAGAGCCGATTGAGAACAATTCACCGACCTGCATTGCATCATCTGCCGCCAGCTGCTGTGACTCAATTTCGCTATTAATGTCTTCAGCCGTTACTTTTTCATCTAAATAATTTTTAGGAATACTAGTATCGCTTATTAAAAAGAAAATTTCGTCATTAACTGCAACTGTTTTTACTTCAGTAAGCTCATTAGTTGTGCTTCCGTTATGGCTAATGATTCCCATACGGCGGCTATAGTTTCGTCCCGTCCCATCCATATCATCATTACCGCAAATCTTTTTGCGCTCAGCTTTAAGCCTGCCGCCTGGATCGTCTGGCCCACTCCTGCTCAAAATGCTTACATTTCTCCAATTCACCCGGTAAGCATTGCCATTGGCTATCGGGGCAAAAACGCCAAACTGCAAATTATTGCTAGGCGAAAAACTATGGCAAAAACCTTTCTCAAATTCACCTCTACGGGTCTGGCACAAGAAAACATCATCATTAGAGGCAAAGCGCCCTGCGTTTGGGTCGGCTGCCTCCCTTGATCCGCCTGAGCCATATACTCTGTTTATGTTTTGTATCCTGCTAAAGCCAGATGCAGTTGTATTGCGTTTCCAGTAAAAAGCAAAATTATTTGAATAAATAGAATCAAGCGCATTGTTTCCAATGAAAATTCCGTTCAAAGAAGGCTCAATAATTCCGTCAGGACTTATTTGATCTGCTTTTCCTTGCTCGCCGACGACAAACATTAACTTTGCTGATTGCTGGCGGCCATAGCTAAGCATTCTCGACCAAACAAGTCGTGGGGAAACCAGCAAGCCGCCAACTTGCTCTGCCTCGTTATAAAGACCAAAAATAATTGGAATAGCTGAGTTGTAATCAGCTAGCTCCGCAACTGTGTCGAACCCCCTCGAGGGTGTAAATCGATTTCCACCCCTGATGCTGTCTAGCTGTCGCTGCGTTCGCTCATCCTCCGCGCCACCAAGCATTCTTGGTTTTGGCGCTAGCAAGTATGAAACCGCTGTTGAAAGAACGCCAACTGCAAGGCTGACAAGAACAGAAGTCAGTATCCCGCCGCTAGGGTCACAACGAATATCAGGGATATGCTCATAACCTGCAGGTCTGACCCTGCTGCGCCTTATTACTTCACCGACAAACTGCCGATACTCTTCCTCGTTTGACCCGATTGCTGCAATGAGCTGCTTTTCGTACGGAAGCAATGGAGCTTCGTAAACATACGAACCGAGGACCACGCCACCTTCTGCGTCCTTCCGTTGATGTATAAGACGCCCTTCTGCCATAAGACTGCAAATGCCCAGCTCTGCTGCGGAAGGAGCAGAATATCGCCATCATACTCAGGGTCCGAAACCCTGTCGCCCCAGTGCAAAAGATCCCTCAGTGTTTCGTATTTACCGCTTTTGTACCAAGACTGCTTAAAGGCAGGCGCCTCAATCCCTATGTGGTCAAGCACGATGTAACAGAGATGGATGCAATCAATCTTGCCGTTGGCGCCGTCAGCACCTAGCTCAAACGGCATTCCAATCAAATCACTGCAGCGACACATTGCTGGTCACAGGCAAATTGCCGACGAGGTCTTGAGACAAGTTTCGACGTGGGATGTCCGCTCCAACTGCATCCAAAATTGTGCCAACCGCTAGCGTCAGCGACGTTTGATCCCACTTGCCGCTAGAAACTTGGCCGAAATATTGATGCACACGTCCTGCGACATCCACACTACTTGTTGAGGTCGCGTCTACCAACACAACGTCAACTTGCACAAACCAACGATTTTCAATTGCGTCTAAAGCCCATTGCCTTGTCAAAGCATTGTTTGGGAACACTAAACTTGCGTCCGTACCATCTGCCGTTCTATTAATCGTAACCCCGCTAAAACCAAACGGCGCAAATTGATACTGGGCGCCGTCGTAACTCATGGTTTGATTTATAAAAAAGTTTTGAAAAAAGAATGAAGTGGTTTGATAGTTTCCAATTTGAGTGTTGGTGTTTATGGAGTCCTGAAAAGACAAAAAATTGCCAACTGCAAGCGTGGTCATAATCCGATCCTCTTACGGGTGCTGCTGCTCATTTGTAATCGCTTAATCGCTTGCTGTTCGCCACGCTGTGCGCCCTGCTTGGCTGCTTGCTGCATACCTTCTTGGAACTCTGCAGCAGTCACGTAGTCAACGTTGTTGATGCGCTCCACATTGAAGCGGACATCAATTGCAGCACTGCCTGCCGCTCCGCCTGCGCCATCAACCCCAGCCGCCTCGCCTTGCGCTCCAGTCCCTGATGCCTTGATTGACCTCTGATAACGATTCATCGCCGCAAGCATTTGAGCATTGTCTGGCCCAGACGCTTGAACTCCTAGCTTTCCTTCTGGTCCTCTCTGCAATGGAAGGATTGCCTCAGGTCCAGCTTCACCCATCAACCCGAATCGACCCGTCCCTCCATCTGCGTAAGGGAACAATGTCGGCGAATTTACTATGCCGCCACGGGCAAACCTTGCGATGCCATTACTAAAATACGCCCCATCTTTGGCACGACCAAAACTACTGAATGGACCAGCGACAAAATTGGTTGGATTGAGTTTATTTATGCCTCCGCCTATCGACGTATCCATGCCGCCGAAGCCTCCACCGCTAAACGGCAACACCCTTAGGACCTGATTCAGGATATACATCGTGATCATCTTTTGAATAATCTGCGCTGCCATATCTAAGAAGAACTTGCCAACATTTTTGAAGAAATTAGCAAGCGCCTCCTTAGCTGTCGCGCTTCCTGTGATCACACTCATAAATGAGTCGGTGAATGCAGTGCCAATAGCCTCTGCCGACTTAATTATCATGTTTGCTGGATTAACAAGATCTTCAAGTTCTTTCTTGAGGCTTCTGACTGTCTGTTGGATTTTTTCAAACGTTGTGGGGTCTATAATTTGACGCTGTAGGTCGACAAGTCCTGGAATTCGCGCGTCACCCTCTCCCTTATCTATCAAGCCTTGCTTAAATTTTTCAATTTTTTCTTGGGGAGAAACAAGACCCAACCGGTCTCTCAAGTCAAACTCTTGCTGTTGAATATTTTTTGTTATCTGCTCTTCAGCCAATGCGCGTCGTTGAGCTTCATCTCCCAGAGCCTGTTGGTATTGAATTAAAAGTAAAGCTGTTTTAATTTCATTCCTGGCCGAAGCCTCCTGCAATAGCTGCTGCTTAGTCTGCTCATTCTCCTCGTTAGCGGCTTGCTCTAATGCATCAAGATATTCAAACTCGGCCTCTGCAGCACTCTTAGCAAACTGTAGTTGAATCTTTTGATTATTTAATTGATTGACTCTGCTTGCTTGATTCTTGGACTGGGCAAGACCAATTGATCTGGCATTTTCAAGCAATTGCCTCTCAACGCCAAGCAGTTGTTTGCGCCTAAGAATCGATTCAAGCAAGGAAACTCTTGGCTTTTGTTTGCTTCCGCCTCCGCCTCCGTCTCCGTCTCCGTCTCCCTCTAAATCAGCAAATCTAGTAAGTCTTGGGTCTGGCTTTTCATCCTCAAATTTCATGCCAGCAATCACAGGCCCCACAAAGCCAGCGGGACCAGCAAAGTCTGCGTAGATAGCCACTTCTATTGCATTATTCAACTCAGCCAACTCGCCCCTGGCTTTTGCCATCTGCCTTCTTAGTCCAAGAATTAACCTTCTATTCGGAGCTTCGTTCAGCTTCTTTTGAAGAGTGTCAATTTCTTCATGTATCTCTTCAACCTTTTCCCTGCCCTCTTCTAGTGTCTTTTCTCCGCTTGCTATGGATTTATTGAATCGATCATTAGCAGTAGCAGCTCTATACATGAAAACACCTAAAGCAGTAATTCCAGATATCAACAACACCACAGGGTTTGCCGCAAGAAAGACCAAAGCTTTCCCAACTCCTGCAATCGCAAGTTTCACATCAAACAAAATAAGCTTAAGTCCGTTTAATGCGCCGCCAGCCAATCCAACGCTTTTAACCAAGCCCGCCGTGCCGATTGCGGTCCCGAGCACGCCAGCAACAACTGCAATATCATCAAAGTGCTTGACAAGAAAAGCGCTTACTTCCATTATAATTTCTAGCGCTTTTGCTGCTATTTTTGCGGCAACGGTTAAGGCGGGCAGTATGTCAGTAATGAACTCAGCAAATGCAAGTTGAAGCTGTGCGCCAATCGGCTGCAAAGCGTTTCCAATTTCCCGACGCATTGCGTCAAATGCAACTTGTGATTTAGCGCCAGCGTCAGCCGAACTGTCAGCAATCTTCTTCGCAACCTCCGTATATTCGTCTCCCAATCCAATAATAAATTTCATCAACTCATTTAATCCGACAGTCCCATCTTTCAAAGCTTTCTGAAGTGCAATCATGTCACCTTCAAAGTTTGCATCAGCAAATTTGGTGACTGCTCCCGGCAACCTTTCACCAAGCTGCCCAGAAAGCTCTTCAGCGCTTACTTTGCCTTTGCTGAATACCTGAACCATCGCAGTTATCGCACTGCTTACGTCTTGAGCAGAGCCTCCAGTGCCTTTAATCGCGCTGGTGACATTTTTAAAAACAACTTCTGCATCTGCAACATTTCCTCCAGCACCTATTACTGCCGCAGAAAGGCGAGTCATGCCCCTAATTGCGACTTCTTGAGGCACGTTTAAGTCTCTTGTGACATCAGCAGCTGCCTTCATGGCTGCATCAAAATCTGTGCCAGCAACGCCCTCTAAAGCAATTTCAAGCTTTTTAAGCTCGGCAGCGTACTCGGAAGTTGCGCCAAGCGCTTGACGCATCATTCCTAATTGCGCCCCTAATGCAGCGCCTGCCGCAGCACCTCCAGGGCCAAAAGGAGCGCCTAATAATCCACCTACAGCGCCCTCTGGCCCTCCAAAAATACCACCTGCAGCAATTGCGCCCGCAGACTGAGCCAACCCTTTAGCCGAAAACTTTCGCCTGCTATTTAACTTTTGCAATCGACGATCAACTTTTTCTATTTCAATTCCTACTTGCTTGTAAGCATTGGTGGCAGGATTGAGACCCGCTTGAAGCTGAGCCCAGGCCGTTCGCTGGCTCTGGAGACTATTAATGCTGCCATTAGACGCCAGTGTGGCAGCGCGAATAGATTGAGCGACTTGCTCATAGCTTCGCCCCATCATCTGCAGCTCAGCAGCTGGGCCAGCTCCGCTAATGCTTGCTATCTGCTTGAAAAGGCCAGACGCTTCTACTGGTTGATTGGCGAGGCCACCTCCAGTAAAACCGCCATAGCGACGAGACCGTCTCCTCTCCCTCCGATCAATGGCGCTTTGCACGGGATCCCTACCCGCAAACATCCCAAACTTTTCTTGAGTGCCAAGACGGCTGCGAATAGCTTGTTTCCTAGCGGCAGAGCCAAAAGGATCCGCAACACGCTTTTCAAAATAAGAAATCCTATTTAAAGCCTGAATGTACTCCCTTGAGCCAATCGTTAAATCTTGAAAATCTTCCTTTAGCTCTCTCAAACGCAAAGACATTTGAGCAGTAGTGTTTACGCCATCGTTCAACTCTTTCCCAAATATTGCTTGCAGCTGCGCTGCTGTTTTATTCTCTACATTGCTGTCGACTTTAGCTTTGTTCCCCTCTCTTATTTTTAACGCTAATCTTTCCTGCAGTCGCGTCTCGACCTTAGTCAACACGTTCAACTCTTGCTGCTGAGTTATATACTCCTGATTTACATTGCCTCTTTCATCAAACGGCTTTGCTGTGGCCGCAGAGCGAACCTGACCAATTCTCTCAAGAAGCGCACCAGGAGTTCGCTTGATAAAACGAGTCCTAGCGGCAGCAAAACTAGTTCTTGACTGGACTACAGCAGCTTCAGCCGAACGAAGTTTTGATTCATACAGAGCTACATCTTGCCCAAGCTTCTTAAAAGCAGCACTGTTAAGCCCAGCTTGCTGCTGAAGCCCTTTCAATGCTTGAACTTGACCTCTTATAACTTGAACGCTGTCTTTGCTGTTTGTTTTGAACTGCTTTACTGCAGATGAAATGTCTAAAAGACTTTTGCCAGTAATCTTGCTTGCGCCCATAAGAGCCCGCAAGGACCCCTTTAAAGCATTAACGTCCTTGATCCCGTCGACCTTCAGGTCTACGAGAAAATCAGCAACGCTTTTAGCCATCCGCCTTCTTACTGAATTCGGTCAGTGCTGCAGATTCCATAATGCGGAGACCTTCGAGCACTTCACGACGGTTCTCCACATCATATAGGTCAAAAAGGCCGCCGGAAACCAGCAACACGTCATATCTCATGCCAACGTAGCCAGCCATGCTGACAGTCCACTGGGTCTGCATCCGCAGGAACATCATCACAATGTCCCAGTTTTCCTCCCAAACCTCAAAGTCATCAGACTCTTTTTTCTTGGGAGCAGGCATTGAAATGCCAAAAGCGGCAGCGTCATCTTGAGTTTTATCCTCAACGACTTTGCCGCCAGACGCCCAGTAGACCGCAGCGTCTTTTAGTTTCCCGCTTCTACCTCTGCGTAAGTCGCCGTATAGGTATTTAAAACAGCCTTGATCCAATCAGCGTCGTCTGCCTGCTCCTGCAGGACTTCATCGCTGAATGGGACTTCTTCCCCATCCTCGTCAACGATGCCTTCCCACCCAACGAGCACCTTCCTAAGCAGCCCAATGCTGTCCGTTTCATCGTTTTCCTGAAGTTTTGACATCTTCTCTCTTTTGAAGATGGCGATAAATTCAGACGTTTCAAATTCTCCTGGCTTGGTGTCACTAGGCTCTTGGACTTTGACTGGCCACTTAAAGGTTTTAACCTTTTTACGAACAAAAGCCATTAGATAAGGGCATAAGCTGGCTCAGCTTACACAAAAAAAGGGAGCCCGCAAAGGCTCCCGCATCCCCCTTGTTCGACCTGGCCAACCCTTAGGTGTAAACCAGATCAAACTCAGCATTGGCGGCAGAATCAGGCACGCAGGTATAAGGGATTTCTAGCATCGCAATACCATCAGCATCGCCATACGAGACATCGCCAATGTCCACCTTGCTAGAAGTGAACTGAACCTTGTTGCCAGCAACAGTGCCGTGAGTGAAGGTCAAGTTGCCAAGTGCGGCATCGTCATCCACTGCAGAGGCAAAATAGTCTTTGGTCCCCAGCAGCACTGCTTCAATACTTACTGAGCCACCAGCAGCGCGATCAGTAATCAAAACTTCCTTAGTCCCTCCGACAAGCTCCCTGTAAACAGTTGAGTTGCCAAGATCAAACGAAAAGTTTTGAAGCGCTCCAGAGTAGGAAAGCAACTGGAAGCCAGTCACATTGCCATTTTTGAACACCAATGGATCGTCTTGGTTGGCGTAAGTAGGTGTAAGCAGAGCGCTGTCGTCAGGGGCGTTGTAAATACCCGTGAACGAAAAATCAAGCGTAGGGATTGATCCGACCTCTGCATTGATTGAAACAGTTCCCCTGCAGCCAGTCGCCTTATGGCGGATGCCATCAATCATGTAGTAGATGGTCACTGAAGAGAAGGAACCACTTACTGGCTCGTAAGTGACGCTGGTGCCTGAGGCAACAGTCTCAGAGAGGCCGCAAGCCTTAAGAGCTTTGCCGTACTGGGGAGCAGTCCCTGCAGTGCCAGAGCCTGCCATCTCCACGCTGAAAGTGCATTCAACTTTTGTGTTCGCCAAAAGCTGTTGAGATGCGCCTAGGTAAGGACGAATCAGGTCTCGGCTGACGACATCACTGCTCTGAGGAGTGATTGTCAGGTCCCTTACCAGAACGGCGTCTGCCCCGTCCGGTGTCGGATCCGACCCGTAGCTCGACTCCGTCTCGATGACGATCAGTCGTTTGCGGAGTAGCAGTGCCATCAGATTTTTCCTGTGATGATGGTTGTGGTGGTTGCGTCCGCTGAATCAGAGTGCGTACGCCAGTTTCAGGATCAAGCAGATAAGTTCCGCCCAGCCCTGTGTGTTCATCCAACATGTTAAGTGCAGGAGGTGGTTAGGTTCAGCGTAGCTCGTTCACTATTGAGATAAATCATCCACGTCAGTCCGGTACTTGATTTCATATTCACACCCGATAACTGCAGCAGGCTGGTCAGCCTCAAGAAATTCAAACTCTGTTCTGACTGGAACTACATCATGGGCTACTCCTCCAAGAGTCAAATCACTCATGACTTTTGAATGAAGCGATTCAATTGTGTCATCGGCAGCCTGATCGGGTATTGACGCACGCTCAATGACAGTAATTCGCACAGTAAGGGTCCAGTCCAGCTTGGGGAGGCTTGTTGTTTGAACACAAACGTCCCTCAATGGTTGAATGATCACCGCAGGAGAAGCGGCTCTGTCGACTGGGTCAACACGAGTTCTGTAAATTCGAGTACTGACGCCAGCCGTCCCAGAAAGAGCAGTAGCAATCGCAGAAAGAATGCTTTCCCGCTTGGTGGTCATATCTAATCCTTCATCAGCATTACGCGCATAATTTTACCGTCGTCAAGAAGCATTGGTTCCCGGACGGTGTAAGCGACCCCGTCTACTGTCATTGCGCTGCCTTGAGTGACAGATGAAAAATCAGAAGTTTTGACCACGACCGCATAGTCAGTAGTCAGTACGACACCATCAGCAATGATCTCGTTTGGGGACTCAAAGTAGCCAACGCTTGTCGTTGAGCCAAAAACGACTGGCACCGTGAATCCCGGCGTATCAAAAAAAGCGTCTAGATCTTCGGTGAAAGAAAGAGTCATACAAAAAGCCCCCGCAAACGCGAGGGCTATGAATTGAGATCAGTTGTACTTCTTGCGCCCCAAGGCAGTGACGCTTACAGCACCTGCACCAGTACCACCAGCGACGGTGATAACAACACGCGCATAACGCTTGATCTCGTCGGTGTTAACCGTAAGAGTCTCAACTAGCGCAGTGTTTGCAGTTGTTGTTGTGAAAGCAGCGCCACTGACATCACCAAACGTGCTGTTGTCAGCAGAATCCTGCACCTTTACGGCGTAGGTGATTCCTGATCCACCGGCTTCGGCGTCAAGAATCATCGTGATGTCGCCCTCATAGTCAAGAAGGTCAACGCCTGTCTCGTTGCCAGTTGCGGTGACAACATCATTCGGAGCGAAAGACAGAACTGTCAAAGTTCGTCGTGTGTTTCCAATGCTCATTCTTTAGTCCTCTTGCGAGTAGTGGTCTTTTTGGGTGGGCAAGAAGGAGCTTCCTCCTCGGCGGGGGCCGCTTCCGCCTTGTGCTCGATGGCCTTGCCGAGACTCACAAGAGTTACAGCATCAGCATCATCGACTTCCAGGATGGAGCCCGCGTCAGCGGGCTTTCCTGAAATCATCACTGGCCTCAAGATTTCAACTTTCATGAGTCAGAACGATGAGTACTACCTGAATCAGGTGGCGTAGCAGAATGCACCAGGCTGCTTGACGGCGAAGTCAACATCTTGCAGAGCAATGATGCGAACAGTGCCGGAAGTAGCGCCAGCGAACGGATCAACGGTGAGATCCAAGCCGGACCACATCGCCATGATCAGCTGTGAGAAATCGCCAAACAGAGCATCGTTATTTTCGAGCTGGTTGGAGACGGTTACGGGGTAGCCGTTGATCTCGTCGTTTTCGTAAACGAACTGAGCTGTGCCACTTGCCTTCTCGGTGCTCTTCAGAGCGCCGCGAGCGGCTGCGTTGATGATGTAACGCAGAGCGCCAGCATCAGCATTAGCAGTAGCAACATCGGTCTCCATCCCGATGTACTCGGCGAAGGTTCCGAATGTGCTCAGAGACTGGGTGCCGATGCCGGTGGTGTTGATGATTCCCAAGGGCTGGTTAGAAGAACCAGAGCCATTCAGTCCAACACGATCCAGCTCAAGAGCCAGGACTTGAGCCAGGTCGTCACGGACCATCTGCTCAACGTCGATGCTGGACTGCAGCAACAGCTTGCGTGAGTAGTCGACGAAAGCACCACAAGTCTTGGGTGAAAGGTTCACCTGCTCGATGGTCTGCTGTGACTCGGTAGGTGAGCCTGACTCCCCAACCCAGTAAGCGGTAGCGCTTGCCGACTGCTTGGGAATTGAAATGTTGCCGTTGATCCCGCTCAGGGTTGTCATGCCTGCACCAGCCAGTGCAAGCTTGTTGCGCAGCAGGTCAATGAAGCTGCCGGAAAGCAGAACATCATCAACAAGGTTGCCGCCAGCAGTTGCAGTGCCGACAGTCAAGTCGCGGCGCAGCACCTCGTTGGGAACCACGATGCCGTTTGAAGAACGGTCGTACTTCTTAGCAGCCTCGATGCCAACTTCAATTTCAAACTCAGCTTCGCGGCGTGCGTTTGCATCGCCAGGGCTGGCTAGATAGTTGAGAGCGCGGAGGAAGCTGAAGCGCTTGGTCTCCTGCTTGGAAAGACCGAGGTCATTAGATGTGACATCGGTAGAACGGATAGGCTGTTCCACTTGAGAGGTTCCGATTTTTTCGAGGATTGCAGCACGAGCCTCATCAATGGAGTTATCTCCATCGATCAATTCTTGTGCCAGGTCTGCCATGCGGTGCTGAGCACCGAGGGCGCTGATAGCGGCAACACGGTCTTTTTCGGCCTTCTTAGCCTCCGACCGGATCACCTCCAGGTTTGGAGCTTGATCTTCCATAACAGGAGTGGGTGTAGATGCGGTCGTGACCGCTGAGCGAGTTTCCTGTTCTTCAACAGGAGCTTCATTCGTAATAGTAGTAGCTTCAGGTTGAGAAGATTCAGGCATGGCAGGATCTGGCGAAAGAAGTGATCGTCCGATTCCAATTGTGGGGTCAGCTGGAATCGAAACAAGGCTCAATTCATGCACCGACCAACGTGTTGCAAGCAGTCCTTCTTCTTTCTCCTCAGCATCATCAATTTGATAGCCGAAGGAAATGCCGCGCAAAATGCCGTCTCTAACGTCATCTAAGTACTGCTTGGCAAAATCAGAGCGCGAAAAGCGGATTTTTGCGTAAGCACGCTTTTCTTCCTCGTCCAGGTACGCACGCTCAACCACACCTAAAACTTTGTTCGGATCGTGGTTGAACAGGAATGGCGCACCATCGTTCAAGCGCATGAAGTCCGGCGCACCGGCCTCGTGGCTCAATACTTCGTCACCGAAGTATCTTTTGACGGGATACTCAGAGCTGAACGGGAACTCAAAGCTGCGATCCTCCCCAGGAAGACTTCTGATAACAGAAGCCTCAGTGCGGCTAAGAGGCTCTCCAAGTTTGGTGCGCTTAGAGGTCTCCTCAACCTCTGCCTCCCTGATCGGCGCAATCTTCGTCAACGTGCTGAATTTGTGTCCGACACGAGTGTCAGTCTTTTCGCCGTCGCGATAGAGACAGATCAGAGCTGCTGGATCATCAGCAGTTCCAGTGATGGTGAAGCTTGAGTCAGGGACATCGATGGTGCCATCGCGTTCCACACGCTCAATCAATCCACGAGCACGGCCACCAGAGCTATTCCAGGAGACAAAATCTCCCACTTTTAGAGCGTCTGGGGCTGCTCGTTGAGTTTCAGGTTCCATAGCCTTTTCGTTGGTGGCGGGCTCGAACTCAAGAGGTTCGTATTCATTATCGCGAAGCCATTGTCTAGCTTCACTAGCCGTATAACGACTCACCTTGAATCTTATCGACTGCAACTCACTACGATCATCCTCATCGATCACGCCAAAAATAAAGTCGACTCCAGCGCCTCCACGGTCGTTAGAGCGCCTAAATCGATCAAATTTGCTTGGACTTGCAATCCTTGCAGCATGTTCGTTGGGATATGGACGCTCCATTTCTATGACTTCGGAGCGCTCTTGAGCGGCTTTGATTCGTTTTGACCGCGCATCAGACCAAGATTTGCCTGCATCACCTCCCCATGCGGCCCATGCAACTCGTCCATTGCTGGGATACCCCTCTTCTCCTGGCCTAAAACCTTTCGCCTTTTTGTCTACCTGATGTCTCGCAAACCAGGCTGACATTGTGATGACAGTGTCTGGGCTCAGCTCATTGCCGCTCAATATCTGAGTTGCCCTGGTGCGTGCAACATCGGTGCCGCCGCCCTCGCCCTCAGACTTCCAATCGCGATAACGCTGAGCCTCTTCCCTCATGCCTTCTGTCGGCATAAGGTCAATCTCAACTCCGTTTACGTTTGCCATTACTCCGTTTGCGAGTGGGCTGAGTCTGTGGTGATTCAAGCAACTCAAGCTGTGTGCCCTCGTCAGTCAAATCCAAATCCTTGTCCAACTGGATGCCTGCATCAGCAGCAAACTGTTGCTCCCTTGCCAAAGCGCTGATGGTCTCGTCATAGTCCCCGCCGGAGTAAGACGAGATGACATCAGCCTTGCTTAGGTATCCAGCTTGCTCTGCTTCGCGGAAAGCTTTGACCTCCTTGAGCGGGTCAACCCAGCTCCAACCTCTAGGCATCCATTTGGCTTTGTTGTACCTCTCAGGACGAAGCTCATAATCGGCAAATGCAAGCTCACCAGACAAAACAGCCAGATTTAGCCATTCCTTGAAAACGCGCTTATGGAGACTGTCAATCAGATACTTCTGTACGACTCTCCAATGCTCGCGATCCTCAAGCAGGCTCAGCCTGCTACTGCTGTAATTCGTGTCGCTGAAGTCACGAGACAAGGTCTCGTATGAGCAACCAAAGCCTGAAGCGAACCTGCGAATCTTGTTCTTGACGAACATCTCAAACTGCTGGTCCGGTGAGTCGATGTCGGGAACAGAGACAGACTCGCCAGGGCTCAAATACTTGAAAGTGCCAGGCTCAAACTCACTGATTCTTTGACTGTTCTCTACGTCATCACCAATAAGCTCGCCTTCGTTGTTGGTGATGAAGCCCATGATGCTCGCACCAGCACGAGCGCGAATCACTGCAGCTTCTTCGTAGCCCTGAAGCTGATGTACATCAGCCATCACGCTGTGGAACCAAGGCACGCCTCTGTTCTGGCCAGGGCGCTCAGGCATAAACAAATGGATGATGTCCTCTGCAGGCAAAAACAGGTGTTTTACGCTTGCTGAAGGATGCCCACCAACAAAATTATCTCCAGGATGCCTCGTGAGAATGGCGTAACGAACAGGGCGTCCCCATTCGTTGACCTCAACGCCATTTCTCCATTCATTTGCTGCATTCAGCTTGGGACCGCTGTAATCCTCATCCAGCAGATCGCTTTCAAGCATCTGCAGTGCAATTGGAATCTTTGAGTCACCAAAAGCACGCCTTACGACCCTGAAAATCGCCTCGCCGGACTCGCACATCGCGCCAGCCGCAAGCCACTCAAACTCTTGAAAATTATTCTTGCCCGCACAGTCGCAGCTATCTGCTTGTGACCACTCTCGCCACTTCGACTCAATCGCTTGATTGATTCTGTTGTCTCGCTTGTTGCCGCGCAGCTGCAACACCTGTGACTGAAGCTTTATCCCACTCCCGACAACGTTGATCTGTGTAGTTCGCTTTGCCTGCCTTGCGTATGGATTGTTCCGCACCATCTCGCGGGAACGATCACGCAAGCGGCGCAAATTGCCTTTAATCTCTGCGTCAGCGCTTGACTGGCTTGTCATCCAGTCAGAAGTCAAACGAGAAACAATCGCGCCGTTATATGCACGACGCATTGGCTTTGGATTGCCAAAGCCCAAGAAGCCCATGAGGCGAGTCCGAATACCCATGATTACTTGAACCTCACGAACATGTTGCGGGGATTGCCAAGGCCGTTGGCAATAAGTTCGGCCTGCTCTTCTCTTTTGAGCTCAGCCTTGTAACGGGCTTCAAGCTGGATTAAGTCAGGCAAGTCGTATCTTTTGAGATTTCTGTTGCCAATCTTGTATTCCTGGACTGCTCCGCCAGCAACCAAGGTGCGTATAGCGGTCTGGATCGCCTCAAGATCCTGCTTGATTTGCGATCTTCCGTCGTAAGCACTGGCGCTTCCGGTAAAAGCGAGGTTGTCCTCTACCTCAAGGTTGCCGTATCCAAGAGTTAACGTCTCAGACCCTTTGGTGGCAACAGCCTGCCAATACCAAGTGCCAGAGTCGAAATCTGCACTATCAGTCGCAGAAATCGTGAACTCCCAGCCCGTATTGAAAGCTGTCCCGGTGGATGTGTGCGCCTCGCTTGCCTTGTTGAACCTCAAGTAATACTTGAGTGTCCACTCGTCACTTTTGATGTCATTGCCGAAAACATCAGTAGAAGGATCATCCCTCCACTTAATGGTGTCGCCAGCCCGAATCTCGTTTGGGATGTTCAAGGGACTACCAGCTTGAGACGAAATTACGGCGTTTAGGCCGTTTTTGTTGCTTTGATCCTAGCTGAGACGCCTTATTAGGCTCATTACGCCGCTCAAACTGATCCCAAATGCTGCGACGGTCAAATTTTTGATAAAGACGGTGCAAAGCAGCATATGCATAGACCATTTCGTCTAATGCCTCGTTTGGACTCTGGCTCTTCTTAATCCAGACTCGCTCGGGAAAGCCATTTCTGTAGCGCATTACCTGACGTTCGGCAGTTAGCTCCTGAAAGTAGTCAGGGCCAACAGTTGGATAGAAATGGAGGTATCCAGGCCCTGGATCATTGTGTTTCAGCCTGCCGAACAGCAAACTCTTCACTCCATCAACGCCAACAGGGAACAATTGAGCGCCATTTTTCATGGCTCTGCCCTTGAAGTTGATATCAACCTTGCTTGGCTTGCCTAACGGTGGCTTGCCCTTTTGGCCCATGCCTTTAATGGCGATCACACCCATCGACGCACGCTCTCGGCTGTATCCGTAAACCTCTTGGGTGTGATGACCGCCAGAGTCAATGCAGCAAACCTCGATATTTAGCTTGCGGCCATCCTCTGTCTCGTACGGATTTTGCAAAACCTCATCTAGCTGCTTCCATACTTCCGGCCTGGACGGTGATCCATAAAGAACCACTCGATCAACCAGATAAGCCTCTTCATCTCTTGCCCAGCCCCAAACGGACAAACTGAGTCTGTCGTCCTGACAGTCACATCCACAAGTCAGCAACAAGACTTCAGCGGGTGGAATCCCCTGCACATACTTCTCTTCTGCTGCTCGTTGCAGAAGTGACTCACCGCTGATCTTGCTCGCATACTCGTCCTCCCAAACCTCGCCCAAGATCGTGTTCACCCACGTCTTCAGCTGCTCAGCATCATGCTTTGCATCTAAAAACTCCTCTACCAAGTTCGACCATGCAGCATTCGGTGAATAGCTGTACGCGGCCCAGATGTGAAAGCCAGCGTGCTTGCCATTAAAGGGGCTGGTGCCGCGCCACTCGCCACGCTCAACCATCCAACGCTTCTTTGAATGCGGGATGCGCTCATTGCACTTCTCGCATTCGTAACAAGCAGTCGAAGGATCGTCGTCATCCCACTTGATCTGCCCCCAACGCAAATACTGCATATGACCGCAGTCTGGATTTGGGCATGGCACGTAATAACGCCGCATGTCCGACTGGCTGTACATCCTTTCAATACGGCTGAAGTCTTTCACCGTTGGAGTCGAGCCTGAGACGATCTTGCGGTTCCAGTAGTACTCAGTCCTCCTAATTCCGAGCTTGATCTGGTCACCCTCAGATCCAGCTGATGGTGGATAGCCATCCACCTCATCGAACAGCACGATCCTGCGGCTAACCCTCCTGAAGCCACGCGGTGAATTTGCACCAACCAGGCTCAGCGTTCCACCCGGGAACTGCTTTTGCAAAATCGTGTTGGCACCATCCTTTGCCTTCGCCTCACTCACCAAGCCCCTTAGGCAAGGCGTATCCCTGAGCATCGGCGCAATCTCCTCCTTTGAATATCCTTGCGCGTCTTCAATCGTTGGCTGCACCAACATGATCGGAGCTGGATCCTGATGAATATGAAACCCAATTACGTGATTGAGAATCTTTGAGTAGCCGACCCTTGCCGACTTCATCACGGTCACCTGCTCAATCTCAGGATCGGTGATCGCATCCATGATTCCCTTCTGGTACGGCAGCGTTCTCCATCTGCCACCTTCAGCACTTGACTCTGCGCTAAGGAATGCATTCTCGTCAGCCCATTGGCTAAGACTCAGTTTTTTGGGTGGCTGGAAAGCTTGATAAGCCCTCCGCCCTAAAACTTCGATATTGGTCACTGCTCACCCTCACTGGCTAAATCCTCCAACGTCTCTCTGACGATGTCATCCAAGCAAGACATGGCAGCAGGATCCAAGTCGGGGATCCGCTGCTTTGCCTTTGTTGGTATCCCCAGCATTTTGCTCCTCGCCATAGTGATGACTTCCAACCATTTCGCTTCGACATCAGCGGCCAAAACCAATAGACCCTCTTTCTGTCGACGATCAATCTCAAGTAGCTCTGCTTTTAAATGCTCAGTTCTGGCTCTACTTTCGTCGTAATCAGGAATGTATTCACTAGTGCGACCCATTCGCCCTGATGAGCCTGCTTTTTGCTCTGGTTTGCTGGGTGACCGTTGCGAAACAGGCCTTTGGGTCCCTTTGTTCCAATCTTTGACGAGCGTTAGCGCGTCGATCATTGGCACACCCGCTTCAGTGAGATGAGCTTTTATTCGTCCTCTCTTGATCGCTGCGTAGACCGCTTCTTTCGTGACCCCTAGAAGTTTTGCTCCTTCTACTCGGGTGATCAGCTGCATGACTCAATACTTAGCGGTAAGATGCCCGCCCTTTGCGAACGAGCGGCGAAGCTTCGCTAATTTTACGCACATTGCGAACGAAATTTGCGAACTAGTGCCTAGCAAAATCGTGCGGTTTCAAACACCT